TAGTATATTTATTTTAGTCGCAATATTGATTCTAATGTGACCGTCTTATGTTTTGTATTAACCCCTACTTATCGCTCATAGTAGGGGTTTTTCATTTAGTTCAACCAAGAGCATATTTATCAAGATAAAATACAAATATGAACGACACGATACTATTATTCCTCTCCAACGCTCTAACAGGAGCAGCAGCTTGGTTTGTTGGAAAAAGAAAGACCAGCGCTGAAACAGACAACATAGTTCTCAACAATTTAGAAAAATCAGTTAATATCTACGCCGAACTTGTAAAGAACCTCAAGGAGGAAATCCATGAGTTAAACAAGAAGATTCAAGAATTGGAAGAGAAGGTAGATATGTTGATGAAAGAGAATAGAGAACTCAAAAGTAAAAAATAAATCAACATTCACAAATGAATATTCAACCCCTATATTTAATTATATGGGGGTTTTTTTATTATAAAACTAAATAAATCATGGAATTACGACAGAAAATAGAAAGTTATTTCAAACTGACAGAAGAGGAAAAGGGCTTGGTATTGGTTGAAATAATTGAAATATATAAGACACAAAGTATAAGAGAGTATCAAAGTAAGATTTCAATTAAAGAATTGATTGATATTGATATTGTGATGTATACAGATGAAGAAGAGTTTGAATTAGTCCAAGCACTAACAGATATCAGAAACGCAATAAACGAAGTAGAAGAAGAAATTAAAAAAATACATGGGCTGTAATTGTAAAAAATCAGGAGCAAAACAAATCGTAAACAATCTCAACTCACCTGACCACATCGCATACGCACAGGAGGTCTATAACAGAGTTATTTTGAGTGGGGATATAACAACATACACCGACATAGATAAAGTCGAAATTATAGGGGCGTACGCAACTCTATACCCATCTTCAAGTCAAACACCGACAGTTGAAGATGCCATCAATAAAATTAGAGAGGGAATTGAACTCTTTAACGTAAAATATAAAAGATAATGGAAGCACCAAAAAGAAAGGTCGGGAGACCAAAGGCAGATTACAAACTACCAAATGGGTGGCAACAACTCATAATTGATTCAGGACGACACGGAAGACACATCACAGATTTCCTAATCATCTTGGGAGTTACATGGGACCAGCACTACACCCTGATGGAACGAGATAAAGAATATTCCAAAATCGTCAACGAATACCACAAATATTGTGAACAATACTGGTACAATTTGGCATACGCTGCGATGTCAGGAAATGGGGGAGCACACTTCAACTCAAGGTTGTGGAGTTTGATTGTTCGTAATAAGTTTCCAAAAAACTGGTCCGAGTCAACCAAAGTAGATGTAACCACTCAAGGCGAGAAGATTGTGGATGACAAGAACATCACCATCGAGATTGTAAAACCAAAGATGAATGATTGACCAAATCTATAATGAGAATTGTTTGGATACTATGTCCCGTATGGAAGACAATAGTATTGACCTGGTATTAACCTCACCACCTTACGACAATATGAGGCAGTATGGTGGGGATAAGACCTATCACCAACGATTAAACCAAACAGGGTTCTCATTTCAGTTTGAGGAAATATCACAGGAGTTAGTTAGAGTTCTAAAACCAGGTGGGGTAATAATGTGGAATATCCAAGACCAAATTATTAAGGGAACAAAGACGGGTAATTCTATGAGACAAGCACTCTACTTTATGGAACTTGGATTGAACCTACACGACCATCTAATTTGGGAAAAGACTGGTACTCCATTCCCATCACCATATCGTTATAGAAATGTGTGGGAGAATATGTTTATATTCAGTAAGGGAAAACCAAAGACCTTTAACCCAATCCTGATTAAGAATAAGACAGGTGGTCGTATATGGGATAACAGGAGACAAAGAAACCACGAGGGGATATTGGAGGAAACCCAAAAGGTCATCAAGGTTAAAGAGTTTGGGATTGATAAGAATGTTTGGTTGATTCCAAATGGATATTCCAACTCAAAACAATTCAAGGGGGCAGAATCACACCCCGCAATATTCCCTGATGAAATGGCAAGACGACATATTGTCAGTTGGACTAATGAAGGCGATATTGTGTATGACCCTTTTTTAGGTTCAGCAACTACGACAAGAGTAGCAAAAGAATTAAACCGCAGATGGATTGGTAGTGAATTACACACACCATACTTTGAGGTCTGTAAAGAAATAATGAAATAAAATAATATGGAACAACACTTATTAAATGGAGATAGTGCGGAGGTACTAAAAACACTCAAAGATGAATCAGTAGATTTATTGGCAACAGACCCACCATACGGGATTGAGTTTATGGGTAAGTCATGGGATAAAGTATTACCACCAAAAGAGATATGGGAGGAATGTTATAGGGTATTAAAACCTGGTTCATTTATTGCGGTGATGAGTAGTCCTCGTAGTGATGTATTGTATAGGATGATTAAGGACTTGGAGGATGCGGGGTTTGATATGTCGTTCAGTCCATTACTTTGGACTTACCATACAGGGTTTCCAAAAGCGTCAGATACAAGTAAGATGATTGATAAAAGATTTGGAGCAGAGCGTGAGGTTTTAGGTGTTAGAACTGATGGTATGAAAGATGGTGCGATGAGTGCTGATAAGGGTTGGAATGATAATAATATGGGTAAAGAAATACCAATTACAGAACCAGCAACAGACCTGGCTAAAAAATACGAGGGTAGTAAATTAGGATTCCAACCAAAACCTGCTGTGGAACATATCATCATCGGTATGAAACCACACGGACAAAAAAGTTATATTGATAATGTGTTAAACTTTGAGGCATTACCTGATAACATCAAGATGACATATCCATTCCTCCAAGTTCCAAAACCAGCAAAGAAAGAAAAGGACTTTGGTATGACTGGTGAGGAAAAGAAAAAACCCCAAAGAGATGAGGGACAAGAAAAGTTTAATGTTCCACAAAAGAACAGACCAACCACATCAAAAAACATACACCCAACAACCAAACCTGTTAAGTTGATGTCCTACATCATTACCTTATTCACAAGGGAAGGGGATTGGGTTATTGACCCGTTCTTGGGTAGTGGAACGACTGGTATTGCTTCCAAGTTGTTAAACAGACAATTCATCGGTATTGAACGAGAAGAAGAATATTTTAATATCTGTGAGGAGAGATTATCTGTTTCACGTGAAACGTTGGTAAAGTTCTTTAAGGATAACAAATGAGATATTCCAAAGGTATAATGTGGTTGGACGATTGTAGGATACCGTTTAACGCAGACGATAAGTTTGATATTAGAAGGTATAATGAATATCACGACACATTTAGTTCTTATGAAGATAGGGGTTCAGCAGATGGTAAGTATGTTGTAAATGAACCGAACCAACAAGGTAGATTTACACCCAACCTACTGGTATGTGATGATATGTTAAATGATGGTAGTGTAAGTAAAAGTCAAAAAACTAATGGTGTAAATGTTGGTAGATTCCCAAATACTATTAAAACTGGTGTTGAATATCAAAAAGAATATGAAAGGGGTTTTACTGATAAAGGAACAAATAGTAGGTACTACGACCTTGATAAATGGTTTGATAAAGTTATAGATGAAATACAGTAAGGGTATAATGTGGTTGGACGATTGTAGAATACCATTTGAGGATACACAGAACCCCGCCACTAATCCAAAATATAGATTAGAAGGAAATTATAAGATGCCTGAAAAAGGACAGATTAGTGAAGGTTCTATTACACAATTCCGTAGTTCATTAAATGAGATTGATGTGAGGGGTCGTTTCACCCCCAACTTACTCGTATGTGATGATATGTTAAATGATGGTAGTATTAGTAAGTCTGGAGAATACAAAGGTGAAGGTAGTAAGAGTGGTGGTATTTGGAATACATCAACTGGCAAACCAGCAGGTGTAGAATATGGTGATAAAGGAACAAATAGTAGATACTACGACCTTGATAAATGGTTTGATAAAGTTATCAACGAGTTATGAACATCCAAACCACATTAGTATTTCAACACATATTACAATCTGATGAACTTGGAAAAAGGATTGTGGTGGCTCAAGGGGGTTCTCGTTCTGGTAAGACCTTCAACATCCTAATCTATTGGGTCTACAAATTACTCCAAGAGGAGAACAAAACTCTTACGATAGTCAGGAAGACCTTACCCGCTCTAAAAAACTCTGTGTTGAAGGATTTGGTTGTTGTGTTGGAAATGTTTGGGAAGTATGACCCAACCAAATGGCACAAACAAGAAGGATACTACGAGTTGGGGTCAAACATCATCAATTGGATTTCTGTGGATGAACCACAAAAACTACGTGGTAGTAAAAGGGATTACCTCTATTGTAATGAAGCAAACGAATTAAAGATTGAGGACTGGAACCAGTTAATCTTTAGAACGACAGACAAGGTCATCTGTGACTTAAACCCATCAGAGTTATCATCGTGGGTTTATGACTTGGAACAAAGGGACGATTGTTATTTCTTCAAATCAACATGGAGGGACAACCCATTCATCGATGACAACATCATCAAGGAATTGGAATCACTCAAGGAGAAGGACGAGAACTTGTACCGAATCTACAACTTGGGTGAAAAGGGTATTGCGACCCAAATGGTATTCAACAAATACAACACCATAGAACACATCCCTGAAGGATTGAAACTATTGGGTAGAGGAATGGACTTTGGTTATAACTCACCAACAGCATTCGTTGAGGTCTACAAGGACGGAGATACCCTTTATATCAAAGAACTCTTGTTTGTTAGGGGTATGACCATGCCAGACATAATACATCGTTTAGAAGGTCTTGGAATTGATAAGACAGATACGATTTGGTGTGATTCAGCATCACCACAGAATATTCAAGAACTCAAGTCAAATAGATGGAATGCCAAACCTGTCAATAAGAGGTCAATTCTACACGGGATTGATTTGATTAGAAGACATCATATCTTTATCGAGGCAAACTCAAAGAACATCCTACAAGAGTTTGGTTCATATAGGTTCAAGGAAGACAAAGACGGGAACTTATTGGATACACCAGAAGATGACAACAACCATACAATCGATGCCATCAGGTATATATTGGAAAGTGAATTAAATAAAAAATCAGGAAAAATAACAATAGTATGATAGATTTAGTAATAGACGAAAAAGTTATCAACATACCAGATGAAATGACGTTGGGTATGTATCAACAAATAAACCAATACCCCGAAAAATATAAGAATCCACTTCAATTGATTAGTTTGTTCACAGACCTAACCATCCATGAATTGAAGAACCTAAAGAAAGAACAGGTTGAACTGATTGAGGGGTTTTTATCAGGTAAGGTGAAATATCCTGAAACAGACAAGATTGTCCTTACATTTGAACACGAAGGTATTGAGTACGGATTGGAGAACGATTGGTCAAAACTAGCATGGGGAGCATGGGTCGATTTCGAGGTATATTGTGCTGATGATAAAATCTATGAAAACCTACATAAGATTATGGCGGTTCTTTATAGACCAGTAACCCACAAAAACCCAAAAAACCCACTTAAATATAAAATTGAGCCTTACAAATCAGAGGAGATTGAAGACAGAGC